GCGATGTCAATATTGTTTGTTGGCTTCTTTATATATCAAGTCAGTAAAATGATTTATATATCAGTTAGATTAAAAATGCTAGAAACAAAATATCAATCTGACATAAGCAGACAACTTGATGATATGTGGCGAAAAATAGATGCTGGTTTAGAAGTTAAACCTAGTAAATATTTAAAGTAAAAAGCTAGCAACGCAGCTAGAGATGCAGAGTAAACACTCCACATGAGCGGCTACTCTAACTGCGTTAATCTATTTTAACCGCATTTGTGAAAGCGATGCTAACATGATTAAATGGAAGCAAACGTTACTTACGATAGATTACATCTTTTTCAATTTGATGAAGAAAATCCTAAAGAACACAATATAGGCGAAATAATCCAAAGCATAAAACGTTTTGGATTTGTTGAATTACCAGTAGTTAATGACACTACTGGTTTTTTAGTTGCTGGACATGGAAGAGTAACTGCGTTGCAATTTATGTATCAAGATGCAGAAGAGCTGCCAAAATACATAGATGTTGAGAAGGACACACAAGAATGGCTAGTTCCTACACTTCACGTTGCATTTGAAACCGATATGGAAGCAAGAGCGTATTTAATCGCTTCAAATACACTAACTATCGATGGCGGATGGAATGAAGCTAAATTACTTGAAATGTTAGCTGAAGTAAGCGCAACAACAGAAAATCTATCTGGTACAGGTTTTGACCAACAAGATATTATGGATATGTTACACGCTAACGACAAACCATTAACTTTTGATGATGAAATGGGTCAAGAAACAAGTTATGTAAAAGTAATCGTTGAAAGTAAAGAACACGCACAGAATACAAAAAAAGAACTAGAAGATTTAGGTTATACATGCAAGATAGTAACGAATACGAAGTAGCTTTACCAGATGAAATAAAAGAAGCGATGCAGATATATATATCTTTTCTTACTGCTAATTTTGCTTATGAAGATGGCATAGATGAGATAGAGTTTAAAGTTTTTAGAGAATCAGTTACAGATGGCATATTTATGAGTGGAGATGTACCAATTATGGAAAGAAACAATAAAGGTATAACTGGTAATCACTTTTTTAACGCTGCGTGCATAATGATGACAGATATGTTATATAATGCAACAAGCGGCAATATTCCACAAGCGCAGCAGGTTCTGCGAGATATGGGATTAGCGGTAGTAGCAGATAGCTAACACTTAACAGGATTAAGTGGTTAACGTAACAGGAGTACGTAACGATGGCAGGCAGACCAACAAAACTGACAAAAGAATTAATTGAAGAAATAGCACAATATCTTCGTGCAGGAAATTACATCGAAACAACTGCTGCTTTAGTAGGTATTCATCGAGATAGTATTTATGAGTGGCTTAAACGTGGAAACGCTGAAATAGAACGTGTATCTAAGTCAAATAGAGCAAGAATACGCAAAAGGGAAGAAATTTTTGTTGAATTTACCGACACAGTAAAAAAGGCACAAGCACAAGCAGAAGCAATGTTAGTTGGTTTAATAGGTCAAGCTGCACAAAAGAACTGGACTGCTGCTGCGTGGCGATTAGAACGTAAATATCCAGATAAATGGGGTAGAACAGAACGTAATGTTGCTACTGCACAAGATGACCCAGTAAAAGAACTAGCACAACAAATACAAGATTTAAGAAATGATAAATCTACAGAAGGGTAAACAGTTAGATTCTATTTTAGATTCAACTGCAAGAATTAACATCTGGCAAGGTTCAGTATCTTCTGGTAAAACAATATCTTCATTAATCCGCTGGATAGAGTTCTGCCAGACTGGCGCAAAAGGTAACTTACTTATGATAGGTAAGACTGAAAGAACGCTTAAACGTAACGTAATTGATGTTTTATCTGAATTACTTGATGGTTCTGGAAGCTTTATTACTCGTACTGGTTCTGGAGAAATCCAAATAGGTAATCGAACTATCTATATTGTTGGCGCTAATGATGAGAGAGCTGAAGCAAAAATACGTGGTTTAACACTTGCTGGCGCTTATGGAGATGAAGTTACATTATGGTCAGAATCATTTTTTCAGATGCTTTTATCTCGTTTAAGAGTACCTAACGCACAATTATTTTTAACAACTAACCCAGATAGTCCTAATCATTGGCTTAAAAAGAACTTCTTAGATAGAGAATCACAATTAGATATAAAGAATTTCGCATTTGAATTAGATGATAACCACACATTAGACCCAAAGTATGTAACTGCTTTAAAAGCAGAATACGCACCAGCTAGTAGTTTATGGTATCGAAGATTTATTAATGGCGAGTGGGTTATGGCAGAAGGCGCAGTTTACGATACCTTCCAGAGAGATTTAAACGTTGTATCAGAGCTGCCAAAAATGAAAGAATATTACGTTGGTATTGACTATGGCACAACTAATCCATTTTGTGCATTGTTAATTGGCGAAGGAGTAGATAACAACTTATACGTATGTAAAGAATATTATTATGATTCTGCAAAAGGACAGAAGCAGCTATCTGATGCTGAATACTCCAGAGAACTTAAAAACTTCTTAATAGATTATGATGTACGCAGAATATACGTTGACCCATCCGCAGCTTCTTTTATTACACAATTATGGAGAGATAATCATTTAGGAATTAGCAAAGCTGATAATAATGTTCAAGATGGTATTAGAGTAGTGTATAACTTATTAAGTTCAAGAAAACTATTAGTTCACAATAGTTGCACTAAACTAATAGAAGAAATTGAGAGTTATGTTTGGGATGTTAAGCAGCAAGAACGTGGCGAAGATAAACCATTAAAACGTAACGACCATGCAGTAGATGCGTTAAGATACGCATGTATAAGTTTAGGCGCTATTTGGCGACATTGGATTAGTAGGAGTGATTAGTGTATAACAAGAAAGGTTATAAAAAAGCTAAAAAATCTAAAGGCAAAAAGAAGAAGAAGTAAATGCTTAGATTACCAGAAAATGGTTCGGCTTATCCGCCAGAGAACCACAAACATATTTTTAGAGTTTATCAAGAACATAACGCATGGCATGCTGGCGACCCAGCAATCCTTAGAAAAGTTTATGCTGATGTACCACAAGATTACAGACCAAGAAGATACATGTTCTGGACACGTAAAGGCGCAACAGAGCTGCAAATTGATAGACACCAGTTACACGTTCCATTAGCTGGCGATATAGCACAAACAAGTGCTGATTTATTATTTTCAGAACCACCTAATTTTGTTATTAACGATAAAGATGCAGCTGAATCAGATGTTTTAAATACACAAGATAATTTTGATGATTTAATAAGAAAATGCGGATTAAAGAATAAATTACTAGAAGCTGGCGAAACTTCTTCTGCATTAGGTGGCGTATTTTTAAGATTAGTTTGGAATACAGAGTTTATGAGCAATCCTACAGTTCAAGTTGTATCTCCAGATAGAGCAATTGCAACATTTATGTATGGTCAATTAGTTGCAGTAGGTTATGTAACTGAATATGAATCTCCAGATGGACAAAACTTTTATAGACATATTGAGCATCACGAAGATGGTTTAATACATCACGCATTATACGAAGGCACTAAGTCAAATATTGGAACAAGAGTATCTTTAGATAGATTAGCTGAAACTGCTGATTTAGAAGATGAGATTAGATTACCATTTGATTCTTTAGCTTCAGTCTATGTACCAAATCAAAGACCACTTAGAAGATTAAAAGGTTATGAGTATGGTAGGTCAGACTACGATGGCGTAGAAGGATTATTTGATGCAATCGATGAAGCTTATACTTCATGGATGCGAGATGTCAGATTAGGCAAATCAAGAATTATTGTACCTACAGAATATTTAGAGAGAAGGGGTCGTGGTCGTGGCGCAGCTTTTGATGTAGATGCAGAAGTATTTACTGGATTAGAAATAGACCCAAACTTTCAAGGTAAATCAATAGAACCAGTACAGTTCCAGATAAGACACGAAGAACACAAGACAACAGTTATGGAATTGATAGATAGAGCAGTTACTGCTGCTGGTTATAGTCCACAGTCTTTTGGTATCAATATCGAAGGTAGAGCTGAATCTGGTACTGCATTAAAACTTAGAGAACGTAAATCATTTACAACACAAGGTAAAAAACAAAGATACTGGACACAACCATTAGAAGAGATATTAGAGAAGCTTCAGATACTAGATGTAGAAATATTTGGTAAACAATATAAACCACTTAAATTACGTATTGAGTGGCAAGATGCAGTTCAACAAGATGTTAGAGAATCTGCAACAGTTATCGAATCACTACACAGAGCGCAAGCTGCTTCACTTGAAACTAAAGTTAGATTACTTAATCCAGAACTTACTGAAGAAGAAGTTGCTGAAGAAGTCCTTAAAATTGCAACTAACTTTAATTTGGCAGACCAGAACGTTACTGACATTTTAGAGTTACCATAATGTTATGGTCTATGACCCAGCATATAATGAGCAGATAGCAGACACTTACGCAGAAGTCTTTAGAGATATTAATGATTTCTTAGTAGAGATAACTGCTGAATCAATTTTAGAAGGTAAAAATTACGATGGTTCTATTGAGAACTGGCTTGCGTTTAAACAAACTCATTTAAAAAGATTAACAGAACAAGCTAGTAAAGCTGCTGATGATGCTTTTGGCGCAATTATACCATCAGTAAAAGGCGCAGTAGAAGTAGCTTATAGCATTGGAGAACAAACCGCAGTTGCTGAATTACTTAGTGCTGGAATACAAACTGATGTATCTGGCGGATTTCAAACATTAGCTGAATATTCTATCGATGGATTAATAGATAGTATTGCTAATAGATTTCAGAAAAGAGTTAACAAACTTGATATTGTAAGGTCAACAAATGATGTTTATGCACAAGTTACTGAAAGCGCAGCTGCATTAGTTACATCTGGCGTTGCAACATTAGAAGAAGCAGTAGAGATAGCAGTAGATAAATTCTTAGATGAAGGTATTAAATCAGTTAACTTAGGCAATCGTAAAATGCGATTAGATGCTTATGCAGAAACTTCTATTAGAACAATATCTGGTAACGCACAAGTTCAAGGTTCTTTAGATAGATACGAAGATGCAGACCAATATCTTAGTTGGGTATCAGACAGTCCTATGGAGTGCGAACAATGTAGAGAGTGGGAAGGCAAGATACTTAGAACCACTAATGATTTAGAGAAGCTGCCAGAAAAATATCGTAATTATCCAAGTTTAGAAACTGCAAAAGCTGATGGCTTATTTCATCCTAACTGCACACATAGTTTACAAGTTTACATAGAAGGTTATTCAACTCCACCTAAAGATACCAATGATGCAGCTAATGAAGAACGTAGAAATAAAATACGTAGATTACAAAGATTAGAACGCACAAATAAACTTAAAGAAAAAATCTATAAAGCTGATGGACAGACTAATCGTGCTAAAGGCGCTAGAGAAAGAGCTGCTAGATACAGAAAAGAGCGCAGAC